CTCCGCCCGGCCGGCGGACGTTCACGCGGCGACAGCAATTCACAAGATCATCGAACTGGGCCTCGGTCAGCGGTTTGTGGAGGCGCGGTTCAATCTGGCGGAGGGCGTGTTCCGCGGGTCGTCCTATGCCCGCATGAACGGCCGGATGCATTGGACGAGTCAGTTAGACACGACGAAGTTACCCCGGCAAATCTGGATGCCTACGGAGCTGGTGGACGTGGACAGGCGCCGCTTCGACAAGGTGACGCACCATCTGGACCGCGGGTTGCCCACGGAACGCATCGAGGCCGAGTGGCGGATGTTCGATGAGGTTCACAACGACTGGCGCCAGTGGGAGCACCCGGAGTGGTACGTCAAGCACGTCTACAACGCTGACGAGGCGTCCTTGGGCTACGGCACGGGTCTGGACGGCCCGATGTATTTCTACTGGCGGGCGAAGGAGATTCTCCTCAAGAGCGGCCTGCAGGGCGCGGAGCGTTGGGCCCTCGGGTTCATGGTGGCGAGTGTGGACAACGCCCGCTCGGCCTCCAGCGGCAAGACGAATCAGGCCATCGTCAACTCGTTCATTGCCGAGTTGAACAAGCAGCGCAGTCAGCACTTCTTCATCAAGGACAAGCTGGATGAGCTTGAAGTCCTCCCGGGCCCGGGACAGGGCTGGGAGATTGTGAAGTTCATGCTGGAGTATTGTGATACGAAGTTGCGCCAGCTGTGCCTCGGGGCAAACCTGCCGACGTCTGCCAGCAAGGGCGGGTCCTATGCCCTAGGGGAGATCCAGCAGAACACGACGGATGTGCTGGTGAAGTATGACCGCCGACTCCTGGCGGAGACGCTGACCCGGGACTTGGTGACGTTCGTATGGAACGTGAACCGGGCGGTGTTCGTCGACATGGGCCTCGGGGCGGCCGAGATGCCGCGGCTAATCATCCTTGACGAGAAGATCAATGACCCGAAGCTCCAAGCGGAGATCAACGAGATCCTGCTCCGTTCGGGGATGGCCCTGAAGGCGGATGAGGCTTACGAGATGGTGGAGCGCACTCAGCCGGGGGATGACGACGACAAGATTCTCCCTATGAGTATGCAGCAGCAGGGGCAGGCGGGTTCCGGCAACGGGGAGTTCTTGACTGTCCCGGATGGAAAGATGAAGGGTCGGAAACCGGATTCTTCAAAAGAGGGCGGGCCTGATCCTGAAAAGAGCCCGACAGGAGAGACCGAATGATAGGGTGTGCTGATTGTATTGCCTATCGGCATCTCATCAAGGACATGATGAGGGGCGACGCAAAGGACGTTCCGATGACGGGTATGAAGGCCCTGAATCTCGCGTCTGTCTCCCAAGTCGGTAAGTTGATGCACAAGATTGTGAAGGCGGCGGTACACCTTCAGAGGGGCCCGGCGAGTCCGACGTTGCGGGAGGCCCTGGACGCGGCCGTTTCTGAGTTGATCGACAGTGAGGCCGGCCCGACTATTCAGGGCTGGTTGAAGGAGTGAGCATGGATTTCCAGAAGTTGTTTCAGTCGGCCTTTCGTGTGCGCGAGATCGGGACTGACCGTGTTCTTGATTGCGTTCAGATGGCGGACGCTTTTGAGTGCCCGTGTCCGGATGCGTTTGAGCTTAGGGATGTCGAGCGGGTTGTGGAGGAGAAGTCCACGGTGTATGACCCGAAGATAGGCAAGATGAAAGACGTGATGACGACCCGGACGGAAGTGTCTCAGTCGAAGGTGTATGACTTTGCGGCCGGGGCGTTTCACGGTGGCAATATTCGGGGTCGTGCGGGAGATTACGTTTTCTTTGATGGCACCAGTTATTTTTCCTGCTTGGACAAAGACCCGCGGGGTGTTCCGGTCTTTGACAAGCGTTTTCTGAAGCTCTAGGAGGGCAGCATGGCAGATGTCAGTGGCGACCCGGTTCCTTTCAAGTGGTACACGGCGGCGATGCCCAGCATCGGATGGGATGCGGCCTTTCTCGCCCCGGCGGATTTGCTGGAGCACCCGGAGAAGTACGAGCGCATCCCGGTGCGGGCGTTGAGCAAACTCCGCATCAACGACAAGAAGCAGCTGGAGGTTGATAAAAACCTCCCTGGTTGTTTCGGGGCGCAGGACTTCAATTCCCCCGGTGTGCTGGATCGTAAGCTGACGTGCTGGATCTTTGAGGCCACTCCCGCGGCGGCCGAGGACTGGACGAGGGCGTGGACGGACCCGACTGTGGATGCCAACAAGGTGTTGGTGGCTACGGAGAATGACGCCGAGATAGTGCAGGCCCAGGCCCGTGCGGCGGCCCAGCTGTCAAAGGCCCTTCGTAAGGGCCCCGTGGGGATTGTGCGCGAGTGAGTGTTCTCTCCGCCCAGGATGAATTCGACCAACTCTCCAGTCGGTCTACGGCGCAGTTTACTGCGCGTGTGCTGGATCTGGTAGAGGCCCGTGCGGCATGGCACTACAGTCTGCCCCGGATCGAGCTGGCCCGTGAATCATTGGGCCGCCTGATAGCCGGGACTTACTCTGTGGCCGAGATGCTAGGGCGTCGTCGGGTATTGCTTGAGGCGGACAAGATGTCTGCTGGCATGAGTTCCTACTCTGCTATGCAGTATGCGGCTGACCAGAATCTCATACCTCATGTCAGCCCCGAACGGGCGATTGAGGACATGGTGAAACGGGAGCCACGTTTGGCACATGGGTACAAGGAAGTACAGGAGATTTACTCCTTTCAAAGAGCCTTTGCACTCGCCAAGTCGAGCGACCAAATCATCACTGAGAAGGTGCAGAGTTTCCTCGCCGCTTCATTGGGGCGCGGGGGAACTCTGCCCACAGCCGAAAAGGTGATTGCCGGCCTCGGGGACTGGTCCCGGGCTTACGGAGAGACGGTGTTCCGTACTAACATGGGTACGGCCTACGCTTCCGGGCGGATCAAGGAGTCTATGGACCCGGATCTCTCGGGGTTCATCGTGGGCCTTGAACGGCAGGCGGTGAATGATGTTGATACCCGAAAGAATCACCGTGCCGCCAGTGGGTTGTGCGCGGCCCAGCGTGATCCCATTTGGCTTAGGCTTGGTCTACCGGCCGGGTACAGTTGTCGGTGTAATTGGCGGTTGGTGGACATCTATGAGGCCCGGCGTCGGCGCCTCATGGACGGTGCCGTCATGCGGCAGGCCAAGGACCCGGCCGGGGCCTACAATGATCCTGGGTTTGATAACCGCGTGAACTTTTCCCTTTACGGGCTGTAAGTTGTCCATTAAAAGTAAAACCATCACCGTCTCCGCTCGCCTTCCGAATGACCTATACCGGAAGTTTCATGCGCTGGCGCTGAGTCTGCCCAAATCAAAATCCGGCCTTCTCCGCCGTGCAATCGAATGGATTGTGCGGATGAATGGGGTCCCGCCCCAGTAGGTTTGTCTTACACTTTCGTTTCACCCCTCGTTTTTTGTGTTCGTGTGTCACTCTATTAGTGATGGCACTAGACCTCGAAACGGTACTCACACGTTCCGGAATCAACCCCGTGGACTTCACCCCTGGTGAGATCGACGCCATTCGGAATGAGGCGGTGGCCCGGATTGCCAAAGGCGGGGATGAGTCCCTTGCGGTTGCTGGCGCGGTCCACCAGTGTGCCCCCACCAAGTCCCGGGCTGACGCCTTTACCGGCGGCAGCTATCTCTGGTCCCGCAACTCGGATGGGACCTTCAATCTTTTTGACGTCCCGGTTTTTGCGAAGCATGTTCGCAAGCTGGGCATGAAGTTGGTTGCCAGCAAAGACGGTACTCCTCGGGTGGAGGAGAATGTCGTCACCATTGACGAGACATGGCTGGCTCGGGCGATTGCCACCAATCAGGGTCGACTGGAACAGGGCAAGTATGCCGGTTCCCTGCACGTTCGGCATCATCCTCAGCACTCCGGGGAGCAGGACCGGACGGAGCCCGCCGGTAAGTTCGTCCTCAAGTACGTCAAGCCGATGCTGTACGAGGGCGAGATGGTCCCCGTGCTCTACGCGGATTTCGTGAAGATCCCCGGAACCATCTTTGAACGCATCAAGGCGGGACTGCTTCCGTATCGTTCGATTGAATCGCTCCCTCCGAAGTTTGAAGAGATCGACTCGATTGCCCTCCTCGATACGGAAACCCCGTGGTTCCGTCTGCCCATGCTCACCCCCGGGGAGGAGATCCAGCGTGAGGTGTACGCTGCGACGTGCTCTCCGCTTGGGTCGCCACTCCGGGGCGTGGCTAAACTGGGCGGAAATTCTACGGCGACTCTGTGTTACTTCGCGGGCGGGGACTACGCCGAGAAAAAGGACGACCTCAAGAAGGACAAAAAGGAGACTCCTCCGGGCACGGGCGGCGATGGGGAGGAGAGCGACGAGGACGTTGAAAAGGGTGACGAGCAAAAAGCTGAAATCTGTGGAATGTGTGGACTTTCTCATCCCGAAGACGGTCGGCATGAAGAGGACGAGGACACTCGTAACGAACTCTCGGCTGGCGGTGAAGGAGACATCATGGGCAAGATTCTGGATACTCTGACGGCGCTGGCGAAAAGCGTGGAGGCTCTTGGCCTTCAGGTGGGCGTGAAGCCCCCGCCCCCGGCCGGCAAGGATGCCCCCGTCGTTGAGGCGGACTCCAAGCCGTCTACGATTCAGTCCAAGGCGGAGTCCGAGGGCCGTCTTGCGGCGGTGGAGCAGGTTCTGAACGACCTTAAGCGGAATGACTCGCTGAAGGCCCTGGTTGCGAAGGCCATGACGGACCTTTGCGAGTACAACCTTGGTGCCCAGGCCGGGGAGAAGCTCCTCGCCAAGGCGGTTTCCTCCAAGGAGGCCGAGAAGTGCGTTGCGGATTACGTTGAGGCGGTCAAGGAGCACGGCACCAAGATGCCCGCGCACTATGCCGGCGGCCGTGGTCAGTCGTTTGTTCCTCCCCCCGCGGCGGACCTGCCCGAGGCCGTGCGCGAGTATTCGGCGCGGGGCGCGGACGTTCTCGAAAAGGCGATCAAGGCGCATGAGACCTTCCTCCTCTGTCAGGAGCAGGGCTCCCTTCGCGGTGGAATGACCGAGAAGGAATTCATCAAGCATCGGATCGAGCCCGGTTATGGTGCCGCGCTCAAGGGATAGGTAGTCAACAAACTCTTCCGGAGGATGTCACATGGCTCTTGCAGCGAACGGCACCGCGGTCCCGGCTGACAAAATTCAGCTTGCGGCCCAGGCTGTCAACACGGCCCAGCTGTACAACCAGTCGTATTCGTACATGGGTTCCCGGTCTCACGCCACTTCGACCAGCCGTGGCCGGGTGGCCCCGTGGTCGACCCTGGCGGGTCAGATCCCGATTGGCTTCTCCACGTCCAACGTTCTTGGCGCGACCGGCACCACGCCGATTCCCGAGGGCACGTTTGATCTGGATGGCCGCATTCTGAAGAATGTCGCGGTGGCGGGCCTCGCGGGGACCGTTGCGGATAACGGACGCAAGGTCTATGCGTCGGATGATCTGGGCTGGACCCTGACCCGCCCGACTGCCCCGACGACTCCCGTGGGCTTCATCTCTCGGTTCAACTCGGCCACTCTCGCCAATGTGTTCTTCTACAGCACGGAAGTGCTGATGGCGATTGCGTTTGGCGGGGGTGAGCGCAAGACGATGTGCCTCGGGCCGATTACTGCTTGCAATACGGCCTCGGCGTATATCATCGGAAGCTCCACGACCGGCATCACGATGACGTGTCATGGGTACATCACCAGTGTGTATGCGGCCTGTGTTCGTGCGAATACGGACGCGGACGTGTCTCAGGCCCTGAACCTGAAGATCAACGATACCTTTGTCACTGGTGGCGTTGTGACCCTGCTTGCGGCGGATACTCTGGCCCTCATCAAGGCCGGTACCGCGGTGACTGCCCTGAACGTGTTCCATGAGGGCGACCTCATTCAGGTGTACAACACCCAGACGACCGCCGGCACGGCGAGTGATCCGGGCACGTACAGCCTGTTCATGAACTACGAGACGGAGCTTGGCCTGTAGTCAACGGCCCTAAGGGGCTTTTAGAGGAGATTCTGTCATGGTGATGAACGTCATCCAGGCCAATGCAGCCCTTACGGCGGGCATTCAGGCCAATTTTGCCCACACCTATGCGAGTTCCTCGAAAGCCTCGCGGGAGATGGTCTCCCAGGTTATTGATATGGGGCAGGCGGCTAAGGCGCGTACTGTGCCGCTGGCTTACTTCCAGACGACGGATTACCCGGAATATTGGCCTTACGGTGAGGACATCCCCGAGGGCAACAATCAGGCCATCGGGTACAACGTCACCATTCGTCGTTTCGCCAAGCGCATCAAGTGGCTCCGCGATGACGTGACCGACGAACTTACGCATACTCTGAAGCAGCGGGCCCTTCAGCTGGGTGAGCACTTCGGAACCCTGGATGAGCGGTTTCTGTTCCAGTTCCTGCTCAGCACGGTTGACCCCAAGCTGATGCCGGTGACTCAGAACGCCCCGGACGGTGCGGCTCTGTTCAGCGCGACGGACGGCGCCTCGGCGGCCCGCTTCGGTGCGACTGGCGGCAACATCGTTGCCGGAAACGGTGTGGTGGACGTTGCGTCCATCATGCGCGACTACTACCGCTCCATTCAGCGGCGTGTGCTGTTTCAGGATACGCAGGGCCAGCCTCTCGCTCAGCCGGGCGATGAGGACCGCGGCATCATGGTGATCTATGGCGTGGCGAACAAGGAAATGTTCGAGCGGACCTTCTACGGGTCCATCCAGCAGGGAATTCAGGCCGGTATTTCCAATCCGCTTCGTGACACGGCCAAGAACTTCACGTTGCAGGAAACCGCCCGCATTACCTCCAATGACTGGTTCGTCATCGTCACCGGAGACCCGCTGAAGGCTCTGGGTCAGTTTGAGATTGACGGCATGGAGACGACCGAAGCTGATTGGTCGAATTCCGATCAGGCCCGCACTCAGGACGTGGGCTACTTCCAGGCGAAGCGGCGTACCGGCATCAGTGTGAACCTGCCGTATCAGATTATTCAAGTTGATAACTAAACTTTTTGTTTAGGTTTCCTCCGTCAGGCCCATGTGGCGGCTGGCGGGGACCGAGTGACGGTAAGTGAGGTGACTGATGGCCGATGAAATCAAGAATCCGTTTGAGCTTCCTCCGGTTCCTGAGAATGAGCGCCCGGTGGCTTATTGGCTTGGGACTCTGCCCGGGTGCCCCATGTTCAACGTGGCGGCCGGCGGGATTCAGTTCCATCGGTACACCGATCCTCCGGTAGGCTACGACCCGGACTCCATGGCGACTCAGCGATCTTATAACAAGGGGTCAGTGGAGTATCTGACGCCGACGATGGTGTCGGCTATTCACAGCAACATCAAGGACAAGGTTGTCCGCTTCTTTGGGACCCAGGGTCAGGGGCAGATTCACTCTCTCGGTAGTCCCACCTTTGAGCGTTCCGCCCAGGATCAGCCGCTTGCGATGTTTCTGTATATGACCCCGCTTGATGAGGCGTCGACCGCGATGCGGCATTCGCCCAAGGGGGGGTATCCGAATTCGCTATACACGATGAGTGGCGGCAAGGGTGCGCCGGTTATGCCGAAGGCGAAGAACGTGGTGCCGGATGTGGCCCCGGAGATCGAGGATCTGGACAAGCCCGAGGCGGCCCAGCACGTTCCTCCGCAGTTGACGTCGAAAAAGAACAGGTAAGAAATGGCCTCCCCGACCCGTGCGGAAGTTGAAGCCCAGACGGTGAACGCCTTTGCGTTGATGACAACGGCAAAGACGGCGGCCGGTACTTGGGTTACCGGGGAGGACACGTACTCCCAGTCGTTCGAGTCTGACTTCATCGGGGAGCAGGGCGCCTCTGTGGCGGCGGCTCGGTCGTTCCTTGCCGGGTTGCTGGCGAATCAGACTGCATCCGCTCTGTGGAGCCCGCTTCTGCGGGCATATGTTCGTCACGTCATTA